GAACTATCAACACTTCTGATAGAAACGAAAAGCAAGACATACAAGCCTTAACAGAAGCAGAGCAAAGAGTAGCTACAGCATGTAAAGGTTTAATAAGAAGATTCAGATGGCAAGATGCAGTAGAGAAAAAAGGCGATGATGCTAGATACCACTTTGGTGTTATAGCTCAAGACTTACAAGATGCCTTTACAGCAGAAGGCCTTGATGCAGGTGATTATGGTATGTTTATATCTAGCACTTGGACTGATGATGAAGGAAACGAGCAAACTAGGCTTGGAGTCAGGTATAATGAACTCTTAGCATTTATAATTGCAGCAATATAGGAGAAATATAACATGAGCAACACATACACTTGGGACTGTAAAACAGTAGATGTTTATCCCACATACGAAGAACACAGCGACACAGTTTACAATGTACATTGGAGATTAAACGCTGAAAGCAGCGAGACACACGAAGTAGATGGTCAAGAAGTACCATATACAGCTAGTGTTTATGGCACACAATCATTATCACTTGATGATGTAGGTACAGATTTTGTAGCTTTTGATGATCTAACTAACACAATCGTTTCTGGTTGGGTAGAAACAACTATGGGTACTGATGAGGTTACAAATCTTAAAACAGCACTAGATGCAAAAATTACAGAGGAAATCACACCTACAACGGAAACAAAAACCATAGGAGGTTAATATGGAAGTCTTGATAGAGATAATTGTCATAACAGGCGTAATATTGTTTATAATATATAAAAAGAAACCAGAATGGATTGAGTTAATAAAATCCAAATTTAAGAAGTAAGCATTATGGCAGATACCTTTACTACCAATTTAAACCTAACTAAACCAGAAGTAGGAGCATCTACTAATACCTGGGGAGGTAAAATTAACACAGACCTAGATACTGTTGATGGTATCTTTGCAGACGCTGGTAACGGAACTAGTGTTGGTCTTAATGTTGGTAGCGGTAAAACTTTAACAGTAGCAGGAACATTAACCTCTACTGGTACAGCATCTTTTACAACTATTGATGTAAACGGAGGTGCTATAGATGGATCACCAATAGGAGCAAACTCAGCTTCTACAGGTGCATTTACTACTTTATCAACAACTGGTTTAGCTACTTTAAACAGCGCAACAATAAGCGGTACATCTACATTAACTACAGTAGATATTAATGGTGGTGCAATTGACGGTACTGCTATCGGTGCTAATTCAGCATCAACTGTTGCAGCAACTACAATAACAGCAACAACTGTAACCGCTAGTGGCAATGTCAATACTACTGGTGGCGAGCTACAAATCGATGGTACTAACGTGCTAGAAAAAGTATATCCAGTTGGATCTATTTATATCAATGCAACCAGTGCAACTAATCCAGCAACATTGCTTGGCTTTGGTACATGGGTAGCTTTCGGAGCTGGTAAGGTTATAGTTGGTTTAGACTCTGGTGATACAGACTTTGACACAGCAGAAGAGACTGGCGGTGCAAAAACACATACGCTTTCTATTAGTGAAATACCATCACATACACATTCATTAAGCACTAGTGACAATCCAGGTGGTACTGGAGCAATAGAGGTTGCTGGTGGTGCGCCAACATCAACACAAACTACACAAGCCACAGGTGGCGGTGGGGCGCATAATAACTTACAACCATACATAGTTGCATATATGTGGAAACGTACAGTATAGGAGCTGACAATGGCCCTATACCCAATTACACCACCCGCAGGAATAATCAAAAACGGTACTGACTACGCTAACAAAGGACGTTGGGTAGATGGTGATTTAGTACGTTTTGAAAACGGTTATTTAAAACCAATAGGCGGTTGGACAAATTTTAAAGATACTGCACTCACAGGCACACCAATAGCTATGTATTCTTATAGAGCTAATAACGGTAATAAAGTATTAGCAGTTGGCACTAGAAGCAAAGTTTATGTTTTATATGACGATACATGGACTGACATAACACCAGTAGGTTTTGTTGGTGATATAGTAAATTCATCAACTGGTTATGGTACATACGATTACGGTGAAGAAGATTACGGTGACGAAAGATCAACATCCACACTAGCACTCAAAGTAGATCATTTTTCATTTGATAACTGGGGTGAGCATTTAGTCTTTTGTTGTTCTAGTGACGGTAAAATATACCAATGGAGACCAGATGCAGGATCAGGCTCACCAGATACCATAGCTACACAAATCAGCAATTCTCCAATAGGCTGTCAAGCCATTATAGTTAGTAATGAAAGACATCTTATAGCTATAGGATCTAATAGCGATCCAAGAAAAGTATCTTGGTCAGATAGAGAAGATAATACTAACTGGACATCTACTGCTAGAAATACAGCAGGTGACTTGCAAATACCAACAGGCGGTAGAGCTTTATACGCAGTTAAATGGCAAAACGATATTATTATATTTAGTGATATCGGTATTAATAGACTTTATTATGTAGGCTCACCTTTTGTATATGGCATACAAGATGCTGGCGTAAACTGTAAAGCTATCAGCCCAAGAGCTATAGCATCATCTGGTAGCTTCTTATCTTGGATAGGTGAAAACTCATTCTTTACATTTGATGGGAATATAAGAGAACTTAAATCAGATGTGCATGATTTTATCTTTGATAATATACAAATAAACAGTTCAGCAAATACTTTTGGCACACATAATATAGACTTTAATGAAGTTTGGTGGTTTTTTCCAGTTGGAGATATAGACCAACAAACACCAAACAGATATGTTATTTGGAATTATTTAGATAACGTATGGTCAATAGGATCAATGGACAGAACATGTTGGGTAGACCAAGGTGTATTTGACCATCCAATATCATGCGATTCTAGTGGATTCGTGTATGAACACGATAAAAGACCACTATTCAATTCACCAGGTATAGGAACGCAAGTACCATTTTGTGAAAGCGCACCTATAGAAATAGGCAATGGCGATAGAGTGGTGCAAGTTAATCAGATTATTCCAGATGAAGAAGCAGCAACATTACCAGGTATAACAGTAGGATTTAAAGGTAGGTTCACACCGCTTGGTGCAGAAACAGATTTTGGTAATTTTACTTTTGATACAGACGGTTATACAGATGCAAGGTTTAGTGCAAGACAAGTATCTATGAAAGTAACAGGATCACTAACCCAAGATTTTCAAGTTGGTAAAATACGAGTAGATGGCAAACCAAGAGGTAGAAGATGATATCTCCAGAAAGTAAAAGCCAGTACATACAACAGGTTACTAATGCAAAAGTAGATCTAAACACTACTAGTTTAACTACTATATACACAGCACCATCAGGTGATGAGTTTGATTTTGCAATAATAGAATCTATCTTAGTATGCGACCATGACAACCAACAAACAAATGTAGACTTATCTATTACCTCTGGATCAGATGTATTTCATATATTTAAAGAACACAACATAAGCGCACACGCAACAGATGAATTATTAACCAGAGACTTAGTATTAAAAGCTGGTGAAATATTAAAGGCACAGGCTAACCATTCCAACCTAAACATAGTTGTAAGTCTAGTAGAATATGCAAAAGGCGATTAAAGAAAGTTGGCAAGAGGAATGGATAAGAACTAAACCTCTTATAGCAAAAGCTGTTAAACATCAAGATGCCTATACAATTGATGACATAGAAGATAAAATAAGAGAAGGAATATTCCTACTTTGGGCTAGCAACAATGCAGCATTTGTAACAGAGTTTGTAGTATTTCCACAGCACACCGCAATGAATTTACTTTTTTGTGGTGGTGACTATAAAGAATTAGAGGCAATGTTGCCACATATAGAAGAATATGCAAAACAATGTGGAGTAAAGAGGCTCTACGGTGGTGGCAGAAAAGGATGGACAAGAAAGCTTAAACATCTTGGATTTGTAACAGAACATTTAATTAGAAAAGATTTATGAGTAAAGGCAAACAAACAACAACACAAGAAGCAACGCTACCAGATTGGCAGAAACAAGCGTACCAAGACTATTTAGCTAGAGCGCAAGAAGCTGCTGATATACCATTCCAAGCGTATACTGGAGATAGAATAGCAGGTTTATCTCCAGAAGAACTACAGATGGGCCAAGGCATACAAGGCTTATTTGGTACTGCTTTTGGTTATGATCCTACAACACAATTACAACAATTAGCTGGTCAAGCTGCGCCACAATTAGGTGATGTCCAATCTTTATTAGATGTAGATATAGGTGCATATCAATCACCGTATCAACAACAAGTTATAGATTTAACAGAGCAAGACTTTGCTAGACGTAGAGATTTACAAAGACAACAAGCAGAAGATGTGGCGATGCGTGCGGGCGCGTTTGGTGGCTCAAGAGGAACTATATACGAGCAAGAAGCATTAAGACCTTTACAAGAACAAGAGGCTAGAACAGTTGCAGGTTTACGACAAGCAGGATTTGAGCAAGCGCAAAGAGCAGCAGAGTCTGATATAGCAAGACAACAACAATTGGCTATGCTTGCACCAGAATTAGAACTGAGAGGTAGACAACAACAAGCTGGTTTACTAGGTGGTTTACTAGGTGGGCAACAACAAGCACTAGGATTACTTGGTGGTTATGGTGGCCTATCAAGAGGTATAGGACAAGCACAAAGAGACTTTGACTTTAGCGAGTTTATGAGACAACAACAATACCCAGCATACCAGTTAGGACTGTTTGGTCAGGGCGTGCAAGGTATGCCAGCATTAAAAGGTATGACCACAACACAAGAAACAACAGCTAGCCCTATGGGCGTGCTAGGAAGTGTAGCAAATCTTGGTAGTTCTTTTGCATTACAGGGTATAAATCCTTTCAGTGGTTTATTTAGCGCAGGTAAGCCTGGTCAAAGTGTAGCAAGACAACTTGGGTATGATTTGAGCGATCCAGAAAGTTTATTTGGAATTTAATTATGGCATTTGGAAAACCTAGAACACCTCTAACACCAGAGGAGCAATTACAAAGAAGACAAAACCTTGGAGTAGGTTTAGCTGCATTATCAGAAACCTTACGAGGCGGAGATCCTGTAGCTAGGACTTTAGGTTTACAGCAACAATTTGAACAGCAAGCGCAACAGGCTGAGAAAGAAAAAATAAATCAACAATTAAATTCTGCAATTGATAATTCTAATATTCCTGAAACACAAAAAACATTTTTGAAGGCTATGGGCGTACAACAAAAGTATGATGCCCTGTATGGACAAAAAGCACCTAAGAGAGAATACGCAGAAGATGTTATGGGTATAAAAAGATATATTGATACACAAGAAAGAGTTTTTCCTAGTGTAGAAATACCAGAAGATAAAACGGATATGACAGAGGCTGAAAAAACGCAGGTTGCTTACAATAAGCTAATGAATATACCTGTAGAGGGAAGAAGTGTAGAAGATAATAGAAATATAGCCATATATGAAAATAGATTATTTGGTCAGCCTAGAGTAATATCATTTTTTGATAGTGAGGGTAATGTTGTGCCTGGGGAAAGTATTACAAGCATAGATTTAGCTTTAAACCCAAATATACTTAAAGAAAAAGCAGGCTTGGGATTATCTACAGTTGGTCAATCTCCTAGCATAACACCAAAAGGTGCCAAGCCTATCATGACATTAGTAAGAGATGATTACCTTAGTGCTAAGTCGCAAATAGACACTATTAATGATTTAGCTTCTATTTTAGAAGAAAATAAAGATTCTTTCACTCTAGCTGGTGGTTTAGCTAATCTTGTGAATAGTACAAAATACCAAATACAAAGTGCAGAAAGATTAGCTAATTTAACAAAATTAGAACAAAACGAAAAAGAGTATTCAGACTTAGATAATATGCTTGACACAAAGTACGGAGATACTTTAGATAAAATTTCAGAGAATAGAGCCGTAGCTAAATCAATCTTTCTAAGATTAGCTTATGGAACTGCTAAAGACATAGATCCTAGTGGAAGACTATCAGACAATGATGTGAAAATTGCTATGGATATAATTGGAAACTTAGGTCCAAATTGGAAAGCTAACCTAGCAACATTAGAAAGTTTAGCTAGTAGGACACAAAGAGAATATAACGATAAATATACAACAAGAATAAATCGTGTTGGTGACGATGATCGTGAAGAAGCAAATAAATACGAAACTATACCTCAATTTCTTGGCGGAAGAGATTGGAGGCAAACATCAACAGTTGCTCCAACCACAACAAATGTTGATGCTTTAGTAAACAAATATTTACAACCACAGGGCTAATTAATGGCTACATTAGCACAACTAGAACAAGCTCTCATACAAGCAGACCAAGCTGGTAATGTTGAAGATGCTACAGCATTAGCAAATGAAATAAAAAGACTAAAAACAGAACAAGCAGATTTGCAAAAACTAGACGTAGCGTTAGAGCAAGAAAAAAAACAATCCAGACTAGAAAAATTTAAAGATGTTGTAGATGTACCAATTAGTTTACTTAAAGGTGGCGTTACAGGAACAGTTGGAGCTGCTTCTTTACCAAGCATGGTTGAACCAGCTTATGATTATCTGGCATCTAAAATACCAGGTGGAGAAACTATAAAAAAAATTGCTAGCCTAGCTCCTGTACCAGGAGGTCGTTTGTTGCAAGAAGGTGCATATCCTAAGTATGAGCAAATGATGGGATTATTAGAAAAAATACCTGGAGCAGAATCTTTAACACAATATCAACCAAGAACTACTTTAGGTGAATTTGCAGAAACTATAGGTGAATTTGTTGGGCCTTCAGCGGTAGGAGCTGTTGTTAAAAGAAGCCCGCAAATGTTAAAGACTGCTGGTATCTTGGGTGGTGTAGGTGGAACTGTTCAAGAGGCGCAAGAGCAAGTAGGTATACCGCCAATGTATGCGATGCCATTAACATTAGCAACAACAGCGATTGGTGGTTATGCGCTAGCTCCAAGCAAAGCATCTGCATACGCTAAAGAAGCTTTAAAAGGTGTAGATGATACTGAGTTAAAACTTGCAATAAAATTAGAAGAACAGGCTAATGATTTGGGTTTAAGCATAACTGCTGCTGAGTTAATAGATAATAAAATCATCAATTCTCTTGGAAGTATTGTGTATGGCACAAAAGAAGGTGGGAAAGTCATGTACGACTATTTAAAAAATAGACCACAAGAAGTAGAAAAAATTGCTACAAAGCTAATGGACACTATGATAGAAAATCCAGAAAGCATCAGAAAGATATATGCAAAAGTTGGAACTACGGCTGATAAAGCATTAAACAGAGCTAAGGCTGATAGAACACAGGCAGCTCAAGATGCTGGTTATGGTGTTGCTAATACTGAGTCTTTACAACCACAACAAGTATTAAATTTAATAAATAAAATAGATAACCAAATATCTAATTTGCCAAAGGGTAATCCTACTGCGCGTAAACTAAACGCAATGAAATCAAGATTAATCAAAAAAGTAGAATATGAAAAAACAATAGATCCTGTAACAGGAAATGAAACAACGAAAAGAATTGTTATACCACAAACAAATATAAAAAATCTTGACACTACATTGAAAGAGTTTAAGGGTTATGTTGATAATTCAAGAACAGCAAGCCCTGATGCAAAAATGAAAAAAAATTATATCAATGAAAATGATAGGTTATATTTTATAAATAGTAATAAAGACGGAATTTTAGATGACTTTGATGTAGAGTTAAGAACAAACCCTAGTTACAATGCTGGTAAAAATAAATACGAGCAAGTATCAAATGAATTAGTTGATTTGGTTTATATGCACACTAAAGACTTGCAAAAGAAAAATATAACACCATCCACTATAACTGGGTTTATTGCAAATCCCAAAACTGCTAACAGGTTTGATATACAACAAACATATCAAATATTAAACAGTCAAGATCCAGATGTGTTCCCAAACATTGTTAGAGTATATATACAAGACGCAGCTACTGAAGCATTTAAACTACAGAAAGGTGGGCCATCATTGCAAGTTGGTTTTAAACTAATAGATAAATTAGGTGGCAAAAACCCAGACAATTTTAACGAAATGATAAAAGGTGTAGCTGAATCTTATGGTGTAAATTCAAAAACTTTACTATTAGGAATGGATAAATTTGACGAGGTTTTGAAAAGAACAGCTAAAATAGCAAATGTAGACAACCCATCATTCCCACCTGACAAATTTAATCTTACAAGAGAAGCTGCACAAATTGGCTCTTTTATGTGGCAAGTGAAATTTGCAGGCAAATATGGTCAATATGTAAATGACAGAACCATGAGAGAGCTAGCTAACGTATTAACAAAAAAAGAATCAGTAAAAGCATTTATAGAACTTGCAAAAACAAACCCAGCATCAAAAGACGCTGCAATTCTGACAACTAGAATAGTATCTGGTTTTAATCCAGTTATTGATGCACAAAGAGAGCAGTATCTACAATCTCTATCTCAACCACCCATACCTGTAAGGCCAACGCCACAATAACCTTATGGCGCGCCAAACAGAAAGAGTTGGCCGATCTGGAGAATATTTAGTAGCCTCGGTGCTTTCTGCTTTTTCTGATACTGTAACCGTTATGCCACATGGTTCTAAAGCCGACATCATCTTTGAGGTTGGCCAAACTCTTTACAAGTGCCAGGTCAAAACACAAAAGCAAATAGAGAAAGCTAGAAAAAGTTGGCGGTTTGATCTTAGGTGTGGATCTCATTCTAAGACTAGGTTTTATAATAAAGGTGATATAGATGTGTATGCTTTAGTTGCATTAAATTGTCAAAAGGTAATGTTTTTCTTTCCAGATGGTAGCAAGCAAATATCTGTTGAGGACAAAGATATCCAAGCGATTGACTCGCTAAAAAATGTAGAAAACCTATTTAAAGAGCTTCAATGTCAACAGACACAGTAGGATCTTTATAATGTGTTACAGAGTTCATACCTAAAGATATTAGATACTCAGCCACATCATGTGGTTCTTTCTGTTCCATTTCACAAAAATCTCTAAACTTTCTTGCAAGATGTTTGTTTACATAGATAGGTTTTCTTCCGTTTCTTTCTTTAAGAATTGGATCGTCAAACGCATCAAAATTCATAGTTACCTCTTAATCCAGAGAAACCTCTACTGAATATTTACCTATATCGTTACCATCAGAATCTACGCCATGGACCATCTGTAGTTCTAAATCTATAAAGTGTTTAGCCTTCATTAGATCAGTTACTCTATCTTTCTTATCACCTTTAGTTCTAGTTATATATTTAAGACAACTACCTAAGTTATAAGACAGGTTGTTAGCATAGATATAGTCAATGGGTTGTATTCTGGCTGACTTATAATGTGTACCAGCTACTTGGTTATTGGTTGCAAGCTTGTCTATTGCTTGATCCCAGTCCTTTTCATTTCCTATATTCATGTGTGCATATACAGTTTTATTCATAAAATTTCTCCACTTTTTTATTATTATACTACTTGTAAATTAGTAATATTGGTATATTATAAACAAAAATATAAATAAAAGGGAAATTTATGGAAATATCAGAAAAGAATTTTGACATATCAAATACCATAGAAGTTGACGAACTAGCAGAGAGATGGGGTGTCAGCAAGAAAACAATTGATAATAGAAGGTACAGAGGCCAAGGACCAAACTACTTTAAGATTGGTGGCAAGATTAAATACGATCTTGATGATGTGAAGAGAATGGAACAAGACTCTTACATTTCTGTCCATGGCACACGCTAAGTTAAGTCCATCAGCTGCAAAGATATGGATGGCATGTCCAGGTATGCCACAATTACTTGCAAGCATGGATGTAGAATACAAGGTAGGCATACCCGCTGCTACTGGTACACTAATTCACGAAATGGTCGAGACGCTACTAAAAGGTAGACTTAATAACCTAACCATAGAAGAGTATTACTTAGGCACTACGCATCATGTAGAAGACTTTGACATTACAGTAGATCAAGAGATGATTGATTGTGCTAATACTTATGTAGAGTACATAGATAAAAGAGTGCAAGAACTAGATATTAAAAGACCTTTGATTGAAGAAAAGGTATCGTTAGCTAATCTGCATGAACATGTATGGGGAACAGCAGATGCAATTTTAATTGGTAAAGATGCTATAGAAATAGTTGATTTAAAAACTGGAAGAATGGTGCATGAAGCGGATAGTCCGCAGATGCGTATCTATGCACTAGGAGCATTAGAAAGATATATAAACGATGATTGCGAAGTTTTAATGACTATCGTACAACCAAGAGGTTGGCATCAAGAAGGAACAATAAGAACATACTCCATATCAGCACTTAATTTGTTGCATTGGGGTGACACAGTTTTGAAGCCAGCAGCTGATGCTTGCTTTGAAGAAATACCCACATATAACTATAGTAAAGACGGATGCCGTTGGTGTAATGCTAAAGATGTATGTGATACCTATAAACAAAACCAAAAGGGAGACTAAAATGGTTGAAGAAAATAAAACAGAAAATGTTGAAGAGCCAACAATTAAATTTACTGAAGATGGTAAAGAGCATAAAATCTCTGAATTACCAGATGAAGCAAAACTATTGATGGCTAGATGGAACAAGAAAAGAAAGCTCAGAGATGAGTTTACTGTGCAAGCACAAGATGATATTGATGATCTAAATACATTACTTGCATCTTATGAAGCTCGTATGAAGCAAATCGTTGAACCAGCAGACAAACCTAAAATAGAGGTATCTAAGTGAGTCTAGCTAATATAAGACAGAAAGCAAAACTAAAACCACCAATCATGGTTATCTATGGACCTGGTGGTATTGGTAAGACAACCTTTGGCGCAACTATGAATAAACCAATCATAGTACAAGCTGAAGATGGTATCGGTAAGATAGAGTGTCCGCATTTTCCTGTGGCTAAATCTTACAACGAGTTTGTTGGTAATCTTAAAGCATTGATTGATGATGAGTCTGAATTTAAAACTGTTGTAGTAGATAGTTTGGATTGGTTAGAAACATTAATGCACGAGCATGTCTGTGAAAAAAATGGTTGGCCAGATATATCTGCACCAGCATACGGTAAAGGTTACAGCGCATGTATAGAGATATGGAAGGAGTATCTAGCTCTATTAAACCAATTAAGAGATAAAGGTTTTACTATCTTACAAATTGCCCACAATGAAGTTAGAAGGTATGAAGATCCATCAAGCGAACCACATGACAGACATCAAATTAAGTTGCACAGAAAAGCAGCTGACTTAGTAATAGAACATAGTGATGCTGTATTTTTTGCTAAT